AAAAAATATTATGGATGACGGTGGTAAACTCGCAGTTTCGTCAAGAGGTATGGGTAGTTTGGAACAAAAGAATGGTGCAAACTACGTCAAAAACGATTTCTATCTTGCAACTGCTGCTGATATTGTTGCAGACCCCTCTGCACCTAATGCTTTCGTAGACGGAATTATGGAAGGTAAAGAGTGGATTTGGAACAATGGTTTGTTAAGAGAACAAGAGGTAGCGGAAATCAAGAACGAAATGGAACGTAATATACGTTCTAGAGAAGCGAATTACCAAGCATTGGCTTTCGCAAAATTCCTTAAAAAGTTATAATTTATAAATATAATGAAACAAGGTTTAATTAATCAAGGAGACTTCAAATGTCAGAAATAGACAAGACAATTGAGGAATTAGAACTAGAAGTTCTTGCTGATATTAACGAAGCAGATGCTCTGAAAAAAGGTGCTGCGAAAGCAGAACCAATGAAGAAGAGTGAAGCACAAGTAGATGATACTGGTGCAGCTGTCGTTAAGAGTGATGATAAGAAAAAGGATTACGCAAAGTCAGTAAAGAAAGATAGTTCAATTCCATCAAAGGATAAAGCTATGGCACAAGAAAAAGTAAAAGAAGGATATTCTGATGAAGAAATCAGAGATTTATGTCATTCAAAAGACCACGATTGTGCTACAGTAGTAGAACACCCTATTTGGGGTAAAGGTAAACCTATTCATGGTTCTCATGCAGTTCCGACTGATGACGGATATGTAGAGTGGTATGACGTTCAATTCAAACATGGTTTGGAAGAAAAAGTCATGGCATCAGATATGGAAGTAATGGTATCTGAAGCACATAATGAAGAGAAGAAACTTACTAAAGCAGGAATGGAACAAGAAGTAATCAAAGCCATGAAGAAAATGAAAAAGGGTGACATGGAAAAACTTCATGCATCTGTCATGGGTGATGACGCTTCTGAAGACGAAATGGAAATGGAAGGTCTTAACAAAGCAAAAGAAGCTATTGAAAAAAGACTTGCAACTATTAATGTTGCTGAAGATGTTGACGCACTTGTACAAGGTGAAGATTTATCTGAAGATTTTCAAAAGAAAGCTGCAACTATCTTTGAAGCCGCAGTAAAATCAAAGGTACGTTCAGAGGTAGAAAGAATTGAGGAAGAAAAAACTCAAGAGATTTCAGAAGAAGTCGAAACTTTCAAAACTGAACTTGCAGAAAAAGTAGACGGTTATCTTGACTATGTTGTTAAGGAATGGATGACAGAAAACGAACTTGCAATCGAAAGAGGTCTAAAGGGAGAAATCGCAGAAGACTTTATCGGTGGTTTGAAAACACTTTTTGAAGAACATTATATTGATGTTCCAGACGAAAAGTATGACATCTTAGAATCACAAGCAGAAAAGATTGAAGAGTTGGAAGGTAAGTTGAATGAAACTATCAATAAACTTACTGAAAAAAATAAAGTAGAAAACTCTTTAGTTAAAGAACAAGTGATTGCAAAGGTTTCACAAGATTTAGCAGAAACACAAACTGAAAAGTTTGCGAGTCTTGTTGAAGACGTTGAGTTTACAGATGAGAAATCATTTGAAGAAAAACTCAATACCTTAAAGGAAAACTATTTTCCTAAATCAGTTCCTTCAGAAAACTCTACTATAGTAGAAGAGAATCATGAAGAGACTAAAGAGATTGATGTAAGCGGAGCTATGGCTGCATATATGTCCGCTATTAAAAGACAAGCACCTTACGATATGCAAGATGCAAAACCTTTTAATAATGTCAAGAAATAAATAATGATAAATATATGTAAAGTTAAATAAGGGGATACAAAAAATGTATAATTCAGAAAACTTACAAGAGAAGTGGCAGCCAGTCCTCAGTCATCCAGATTTGCCTGAGATTAAGGACAATTATAAAAAAGCCGTTACTTCAATTATTTTAGAAAACCAAGAAAAAGCAATGAGAGAGGACAATGCGTTCTTATCAGAAGCCGCTCCAACCAACTCTGGTTTTGGTGGTTCAAATATGCAATCATATGACCCAATTCTCATTTCACTAGTAAGACGAGCAATGCCTAACTTGATTGCATACGATATCGCAGCTGTGCAACCAATGACCGGCCCAACTGGTCTTATCTTCGCAATGAAGTCAAAGTTCTCAACTCAAGGTGGAACAGAAGCATTATTTAACGAACCAAATACTGGTTTCTCAAATGATGACGGTGCTGGTGACCTTAATTCAACAGCAATGACTGGTACTAACCCTGCTGTCTTAAATGACGCATCTGCTGGTACTTACATTACTGGTGGTGCAGACTACGGTTCAACTACTGGTGGTGGTATGACTACTGCTGAAGCTGAAGCATTAGGTGATGCATCTGCTAACTCTTTCGCAGAAATGGCGTTCTCAATCGAGAAGTCAACTGTGACTGCAAAGTCAAGAGCATTAAAAGCTGAGTACACTATGGAACTTGCACAAGACCTTAAAGCAATTCACGGTCTTGACGCAGAAACAGAATTGTCAAATATTCTATCTGCTGAAATTCTTGCAGAAATCAATAGAGAAGTCATTAGAACAATCTATATCTCTGCTAAGAAAGGTGCATCTATCAACACAACTACTGCTGGTATCTTCGATTTAGATACTGACTCAAACGGTAGATGGTCAGTTGAGAAGTTCAAAGGTTTAATGTTCCAAATCGAAAGAGATGCGAATGTTATTGCTCAAGAAACTCGTAGAGGAAAAGGTAACTTAATCATTACTTCATCTGATGTTGCATCTGCACTTCAAATGGCTGGTGTATTAGATTACGCTCCTGCTCTAAGTAACAACTTACAAGTTGACGATACTGGTAATACTTTTGCTGGTGTTCTTAACGGTAGATACAAAGTGTATATTGACCCATATGCTGCAAACAATGCTGCAAAACAGTATTATGTTGTAGGATATAAGGGAACTTCACCATATGACGCTGGTATTTTCTACTGTCCGTATGTACCATTACAAATGGTTCGTGCTGTAGGTGAGAATACTTTCCAACCAAAAATTGGATTTAAAACTCGTTATGGTGTTGCTCAAAACCCATTTGCAAATGCATCTGGAAATGATGTAATTCCTGGCGCAAATGACAACACTTACTACAGAAGAGTACAAGTTGCTAACTTGATGTAATAAAAAA